TATTGAATCTGCACTAGCGGTGGTCCCATCAAATAAGCCTTCAAATGATATTGAACCTTCATTATGACCGACAATATAAGAGCGGTCAGATGAGCCGAAAGTTGTAGTTTCTGGTAATTCAACTGCGTAAGCAGCGGTTGCGCTGTTAAGGTAAGTGGTTAGGTCAAAATCATCACTTAATACTGTGGTGTTTTTACCATGGCGAAATGTAGGCATTATTTACTCTCTTCGACTGGGCGTTGAAATTCTGTTCCATCTTGAACGAATCCGTCTTTATCGCCATCTATTGCTTCAGGGTCAAAAGTAACTTCAGGTTCGGTTTCAATTATTGTTTCAACTTTTTTTGCTTTACCATCAGAGGTCTCAATTAAGCCTTGTTCAAGTAACCACTTGGCTGATTTCTCTGGAATATCTGAAACAATAGTTCCCGACTCTGCTCGCTTATCGGGTGGATAATCTATACCTGTAAGAACTCGGTACTGTGTCATTAAGTGTCTCCTCTGGGCAACACAGACCCAACTACCTTGGGCACTTGGCTCTATATGTAGTGGGGTCTCTATGGACTCGGTTGATTAAGGTTAGCACGATTTACTCAAATAATACTACTGGACTTACTTTAGAATTGATATGTCCGTAACTCTAATTTCAGGATACATGCAGAATGTTAAAACTCCGGACTCTGATTTTTCTCCAGACATTTCCCTCCACCAATCACTTCCCCCGTCCATTGCTGGTGCTTGAAGCCAAACACAACCACCCCAGTCCGCAACTCTAAAATGGTGAAAGTGTCCTGAAACTAATACATCTGCGCCACCTACATTTTGGCGACCTAGTGATTGTCCCTCTAGCCATCTTCTTAATTTTCCTTCTACTCCCTGACCACCTCTTCTTGCTGCGTGACCATGAGTAATTCCTAAAACCCAACCAGCAACTTCGGCGGTAATGCTAAGTCTGTCTTTCGGTATAGCAAACTGAATATGACCATAAGCCTCTTGGTTGGTTTCAAGTATTTCTGCCACCTGCTCAACTATTGCTACATCGTCATTATCGTTTAGAGTTGTATAAGACTTGCCTGAACTATTGCGATTCTCTCCATGATTACCACCTACCGCTAAGACTTGAACAACAGTAAAGTATTTACTCCACCTCATTAACGCATCTCTCAATAACCTTCTTACTACTTTTACTTGATCTCTTCTGTCTAATTCAACACTAAATGTTTGTTGCGCGTAATGCCCTACACAACCTTCTATAGAATCACCAGTCCAAAGAACTACTAATTTACCTATCGGTCTTTTAAGTTTTTCAAGTTCTTTAATTCTTATTTCTACTTTATCTATTGCGTTAAGTATTCTTTCAATAGTTCCCTTGAGTCCATCTCCATCTGCTTTACCTATCTGCCAATCAGATAAAACTACTACCATTGCGCCTTCTCCAACAAAGGAACTTTTAAGATTTGGTTTATGTTTCTTTATTTCATTTTCTAACTTAGTTAAATCTTCTTTCTTAACATCGTCTGCTATTTGGACTACTTTACCTTTCCATTGGCGATTCAATGCGCCATCAGGATTACCCCAAACATTAAATAAAACAGGTTCTACTACTCTAAACTTTGATGGCTCTAATCCCCAGATGCGTAGTATTGCGTCCCAGTTAGGTGCTTCTTCTAAAGGTAGTGCAGTAGTTGTTATTGTTCCTTCATTGCCGTTCCAAATAACTCCTGCTTGCCACTCTGCTCCAATTTTATTTAATCTTGGTTCGCTAGTTGGGTTGGTTGAAGTCTGAAGAAGTTTGTCCATCTCATCATCTAGATTTATGGACAAGAACAGCCACCGCCTTTTGCTCTTCTTCTATGACGGCGCATAACTTCAGCACTAACTATTAGTTCATGGTTTTTCAACAGAGCAACTAAATCTAAAGATAATACTTCAGGATTATCTATAAGACTTAGTAATTTATTTTTACTAGATTCAGGTAATACATCTAATACTTTTTTTACTGAACAGACCATGCCATTTGATTTTTTACTTGGCACAAAACTATCTAGTGCATTTTCAAAATCAAGCAATCTGTTGGTTTGTTGCTTTACATCTTCCGCAGTTGAGTTTCCATGGTCTTGTAAGGTATTCCGCGAGAATGCGATTACATCTCCAGCATCTTGGGACTTCGTCACGATTAGTACCTCTTCCGTAAATGTCTTTCTTACTCTCTGACGGCTCCAAGTCTATACCCCAACATGGCAATCCAAGTTAAACACGACACGAGGTCTTTCAAGTTGATCCACGGAAAGGGAGTAGAAAGTTCCAGTTGGTTCAATCCTTTTCATTACAACACCCGAAGCAGTTACATCTACTATTCCTGAAACTAGAGTTCGCAAGGCTTGAGCAAGGTCTCTTGCTGTTGCATAATCATCTCTAGCAGCCCTAACAGAGATTTGAACACTTGGTCTATCCATCTGTATTGCAGTTGCACCAAAGGTCATTACTGGCGCACTTCCTTGATATTCATAAATACATACACATGTATCTGGGGTGTCTGGCATCTTTGATAGAAATAGGTTAGTTCCTATTGTTAGATCGTTTCTATTGGTGTCTATATAAGCCCCTAGAGCCTCTAATACGGTCGCCACTTAGATACCCATAGCCTTTCTAACCGCACCCAGTAATCGCCCGTCCATGCCCTTTATACGCCTTCTAACTGGGTCTTCAAGGTACTTCGCTTTCCTGCCATTACGGAAGTTCATTTCTAAATCTTCGTGAACAATAGCAGCGTAATCTGCTGCTGCTCCTCCATAAGAAATCTCAACAACAACATCTTTTCCTTCTACCTTCGGAAAGCCCAATTTTCCAGAAGCCCGTAAATTACCAGTGTCAAGAGGAACTTCATCTTGGCTCTCTTCAAATATTGTTGCGCCTTCGCGATAAAGTGCTTGCCCAAGAGTGCCTAGAGACTTTGGTCCACTAAGAGTAAGTAGGTCCATAAGTTTCTTTGAATCTAGAGATACTTCATATTTAGCCACCGATAGAACCGAACCTAACTTTAGTGTGATGAACTGTTGCTGTTCCGTTAGCACTATAACTTACTTTATCTACCGATATTATTCTTGGGTCTGCATTACTTCCCGGCAAGTCTAATCTATCCCCCACTTCAACATTTGCGTCTGAAAGTATATAAAGAGTTCCGCCTTCAACAATTTCATTACCCTGTTCATCTCGAGAGTTTTTAACATCAGATATAACACGGCAGGAAAATGAAGTAGGGGTTGCTGATATGGTACGAGAGCCGTAATTATTCAAACTTCCTTTTTTGTACACGACTACAGTGTCGGTCATATCTCCTGACCAGTGGTTAGGAGAACCCTTTACATATGTGGTCATTTTTCACTCCTATACGTTGTAGTCGTGGATACCTGTATAAAAATCCGTCTTGTAAGTAGTCGTGGATTTATCTGCTGTAGCCATAATAGCCTGAGTGTTAATTTTTGGAGTTGGCGGGTTGAGGTATATTTTTTGTGATCTCAATCTGTCGGCCAAAGCGCGAAACTCAACTGCGGAAGTAGCGTAAGATTCTGATATAGAAAGGTCGCCAATACTACGACTGTAATTAGTTTTATGAGCAAATGAACCTGCAATAATATCAGCGGCAGCAATAGCAGCGTCAAAAATATCATTACTCCAAGTAGTTAAAAGATAAGCAATCTCTTCGTCATGTAAATGGAAATCAGTAGAGTCGGTATCTTGGACTAAAAATCTAACTTTATCTCTATTACCACTCGAAGGGTCTACATAGGTGAAAGCCATTTTATACTATCTCCACTCCACAGATATGGAAATTAACTTCAGTGCTGGAAGCATTTCCTGTTATTAGTTGCCCTGTAGTTAAAGGCTGGGAGATATTATAGATTTGAGTTGCGCCTGCTGTAATACTTACAGTTCCAAATAATTGAACGCTGTTGAGCGAGATGGTAAAGGTTCGTGTAGAAGCACCATCATTATTAACTACAATGCTCGTAACAACAGTAGTTGTAGAAGCAGGAACTGTATAAAGAGTTGAAGAACCAGTTTGGGCTGCTGCGCGGTGAAGTATCTTATTAGTAATAACTGACATCAGGTTATCTCCACTCCTGCTATAAAGAAGTTAATATCTGTGGCCGAGGCTAAGCCTTTAATCGTTTTGGTGGCTGTTAAGGTTTGCTTCATTGAATAGGTCGTAGTTGTGTTGGCGGCAATACTTAGTTCCTTAAACAAATCGACATCGTCTAGTAGGATAGAAAAAGTTAAAGAACCGCCTGAGGTATTGGAAACTGTAATTTCAGTAACTACTGTGGTAGTGGCTGAAGGGGTTGTATAAAGGGTCGCGCTAGAAACGGCAGCAGCCGTCCGTGAAAGTATCTTTGGGGTTACAGCCATTAGTTAGCCTTCATTATTTCCATGATTTGGAAGTCATCAAACTCAGCGTCTGAATCATCTGCTAAGTTTTTAATATCAGTGTGAACCGCAGGGGTATCTGCGGCTAAAGGGTATCTTAGTCCTCGACCAGTGGTTGCCATTTTTACTCCTTTTAACAGTTTAATAATAGCAGAAGACTTAAAGCAAAAAGGATAGCACTTAAGGTAAGCCTTTAATTGACGAAGCCTGAGTGATAGGCTACTTTTAGTTCAGGAGGATAGATGAAATCAAATATAGAACTTTTCAACGAAAAAAAATATATTCACGTAAAGGGTGCTATTTCTCCAGATATTTGCGGTATTGCGGCCCAATATGGAGTTTTTGATTCTTTTGTTAATTACACCCCTGACCCTAATCAAGTCATTGGCGCTCATAGGAAATACGCTGACCCTTTGATGGAGTCTTTGCTGATCTACGCTTTACCTATAGTTAAAAAAAATACAGGGTTGCAACTTTTCCCGACCTATTCTGTTTATCGAACCTATGGCTCTGGGGATAAACTTGACCGCCATAAAGACAGACCAAGTTGCGAAATAAGCATTTCGTTATGTTTAGGCTATAACTATGAAAATTCTGACCCTAATTATCGTTGGGGGTTAAATGTTGGAAACGAGGAGTTTTTTATGGAAGTGGGAGATATGGTTATATACAGAGGTCTAGAGGTAGACCATTGGCGAGAACCTTTAGAAGGGGAGCAGGGGACTTGGCAAGTACAAGCCTTCTTGCATTACGTAAACGCTGAAGGTTTATATTGGCCTTTGAAATATGATGGAAAACCTTATTTAGGTTTGCCTGAAAAGTATATAAATAATGATTTACATGGCGCGGCAGCCTCTATTTCACAAAGAAATTATACCGTTCCGTCTTTTTTTAACTTAATAAAGGAGAAATAATGCAATACATATACGGCGCAGATGTAGAACCTACAAAAATAATCGCTGGCGCTGTTTATATTTATGAAGGGGCTTGTGATAATTGGGAAACTATAATTAGCAGTATAGAAAAAGAAGTTGAAAATAAAGACTCTGGGATATATTTCGAACCAGCCTCCACCCTTGATGGCAACACCCAAGGGCTCCGTAAAAATAAAATTATGTCTATTACAAGTTTCGCGAATAGAAAAAATGAAACTTGTAGGCAAGTACATAATTACGTTGGCCTATTATTAAATGAACATCTTAAATCTTATTCTAAAGCATTC